ATACCTCTCGTAATTTCCCCACCTGCATCTCTTGGTACAGAATTTACTCTATATCCTTCAAATTCTTTAGTTAATAAGCTTTCTAAAAACAAACTTCTTGGTCTTGGGCTAAAAGGTACTGTTTTTATACTTCCAATTTCCTCATTGTCTGCTGAAAGAGTACTAATTAAATCATATTCATCAGATTCTCTATTTTTTATATCATCGTACAAACCCCCTTGAGTTGCATTAACAGTAACTTTTCCTGTTCTACTATGTCTTTTACAAGTGCCTAAATCTATTTCTTGAATATACCTTATCTTAAAACTTTCACTTAATGATAAAACATCTCTTTCGTATTTTGTTAGGGTGCATTTTTCATTAATACCATAAGTTTGAAACAAGTTATAAATGTAATCTGCACCATTGCCATAAAATTCTAAATCAATATCGGTTTTAATTGTAAAACCCCTACTGTCTTTATCTCTTTCATAACTCCTTGTGTCATTTTCATAACCAACAGGCTCTTGAATATCAACAATACCAAAAGGTTTGCTATACAATCTATAAAGTACACTTATATTTCTTTCAATATTATCTGCCATTAGTACGCTCTATTGTCTTTTAACTCTACTTTATTATTTACACTAATAGGTCTTGATGCTATTTTTTCAATTCTTCTACCCATTGTATCAATATCTTTACGTAACCCACCTACCTCTCTTAATAAAGAGTTATCAACTTCTGTTTTTTTCAACAACTCGCCATTGCTAAACATATTCATATCAAAAACAATTCTTTGCATATTATCTATATCAAAGTTTTCTAATATACTTTTTGTTTGCATTGCAGGTATAATCGTATCTCCACGCTCTACATAAGTATATTTAGAGCCTTTGTTTTGACCCAAATCCTTTATATTTCCGTGCTTGTCTAATTGTATCTCAGCACCCTTTTCATCTTTTGTAGCCCAACCTTGATATGTAGAGTTTTCTATACCATCAAAGAACTGTGGCAATGGCTGTGATGCAACTATTCCTGCTTGTGCTGCTCCTAGAGCTATTGTCGCTGCTGTTAAAATACCTGCTGAAACACCAAAGTCAAATTTAGGTACTTGTGCCCAAATACTAGCAACTGCAACTGCTGTATCAACAGCAATCTTTATTAAAGCATTTTCACGCTCTTGTTTTGCTCTTTCTGTGTTTATTCTACGTTCTTCTTCTCTAAACTTAATACGTGCATTTTCTTTTGCTTCTTCTGTTGCTAACTCATTGTTTAATGTTAAATCTCTATTTCTTTGAGCTGTTTGTAATTCAATTTGATAACGTTGTAAACTAGCATCTAATACACTTCCAATTAATTCTTTACTTAGTTTAGCCCAATCTTCTACTGTGTTTTTAGCTTCATCAAACAAGAAATCAAACTTAGACATATCAATGTCAAACATTTCAGAGAAAGTGTCTGTAACCTCATTAATAATGTCTTTAGTGGCTTCTAATTTTTTAAGTTTATTTAATAAATCTTTTACGTTTTTTGAATTATCTTCTGAAATTATTATTTTATCATCAGGTAAATCATCTAAAAGTATTTTTATACTTTCAATGCGATTATATTGATTATCCCATAACGGGTCAGAGGCATACATCATCATTAATCTAATCTCTTCCATTTTTAGTATATCCTTCAATTCTGATTTAGTTTTTCCTAAATAATTAAAAGTTAATGTATCTATACCTTTTGTTTTAGGTAACTCTAAAGCTTTTGCTCTTTTTCTATCTTGTGGGTCGTCTTTTAATTTTTTCTTTTTACCAATTAATTCTTCAATAGCAGATTTTGTTTTATTAATTTCTTTTGTTAACTCTTGCCATGTTAAATAATCTTTGTTTTGTAGTTCTGAAACACTACCTAAAGATTTTTTTTGGTCACTTAATTCTTTTAATTTTTTTCTTAATGATTCTAAAACTAAACCTTCTTTTGATAAACCATTTCTTTTGTCTTTTTCATTTTTTCTTCTTTCATCATCTGCATTTCTAGCATCCTCATAAATACTTCTTTCAGTTTCTTTTAATTTATTTAAGAAATAATCTAAAGATTTTACAGCACCTTCGTTATCTTTAACTTCTTCTCTCATTTCAGTCCAAATATCAATCAAAGAAGTAACCTCGTTTAAATCTGTTAAATCTATTGATTCAAATTCTTTTAGCTGTGCTTGATATTCCTTTGTAGCATCTCTAAGCCTAGTCATATCTGAATATGCTTTATAAATACCTTTAGGTAAAATAAATAAATCAGACAAATTATAATCTCTAGTTTCTCCTATTATTTCCGTAACTTGGTTAATATCAGATAAAACATTTAAGAAATCAGTAGCACCTATTATAATTGATTTAAAAGCATTAGAAAAAACTCCTTGACCATTTTCTATCCTTAATATCAATTCTTCCCAAGATGCGTCTAAAACTAATAATTTAGCATCTAAAGATTCCATTTGTTGTTCTACTAAATCTTTTAATGCACCTCCATTATCTCTAATTGATTGTGCATTTTCATCAATTAATGTTTTATTTTCTGCTAAAACAATACCAATTTTTGCACCTTCTGCTCCAAGTAATTTATTAGCCATTGCAAGTAGCTCAACTTCTTTTACACCTTTTGAAGTTGCTTCATTAATTTGATTAAGAGCATCATCTAAACTAAGTCCTTGTGATGCTAATTTTTGCAATGAAGTACCTAATACCCTACCTGCTTGTTGTGCTTTTAAACCGTTATCTGCAAGAATACCAACAACTGAACCCGTATATGCTAAATCTTTTCCTAAAAGCCTTGAAATAGGTGCTATGTATTGAAAACTATCTCGCATCTTTTGAAAATCCAAAGTTGTAGAGGTTCTTATTGTTGCAATAGTATCTGCGTACTTCATTGCTTCATCATCACTTGCTCCAAAAGCATTTAACATTTGAATTAAAAATTCTCCTGCATCTTCACCTGTTGCTTCTAAACCAATTCCTAAATCTACAACAGGTTTTAACAACTTTCTAATTTGTTCAGGGGTTTTACCTAATGTTGCTAAGGATTCTGCTAAATCAGCAACTTCCCTTGATGTTTTAACACTTTGACCTGCTACACTAATAATATCTTTTTCAAGTGGCTTCAATGCTTCTCTAGTAGTCCTAAAAACCCCTGCTAAATTCTGCATTGATTTATCAAACTCCCTTACTCTTTTGAAAGTATCTTTTACAGCATTTGCAAATATTTGAATACCACCAATAACACCAAAAGCACCAAGTAGGTTTTTGAAACCACGAGCCATTGAGCCAAGTCCTGTTTTAGAAAAATTAGAAGTTGCTTTATTTGCTTGATTAACTTTTGCAGTTAGCTTGTCATACTCTTTTTGTGCTTTTTTAGTTTCTCTTGATCCCTTTCCTTGCGTTACTATTAAGTCTTGTAGTACTTTCTTTGCCTTTTTTTGCTCATTGACCAACTTAACATAAGCTCTACTTAATTCAGTGTTTCTTGCTGTTTGCTTTGCTGTTTCTCTTTGTTCTTTTTCTAATGCTTGTGCTTGTAATTTAGTTTGTCTTTCTTGTTCTTTTTTAACAGTAATATTTTTCTTTAAAGTAGCTTCTTCTTCTTTTATTAAAGCAATTCTTGTTCTTGTTTTTGCTTGTAGATCTCTTTCTGTGCTTATGGCACTTTTATTCTGTTTGGTTAACAATGCCATTTGTTTGTTAACTAATTCTATTTGTGCTTTAACTACTTTTAAGTCTGCACCACCTCCTTTAAATATGTTATTAAATTCTTTAGCGTTATCTAATATAGATTGATGCAGTTTCCCTAACTTTTCAGTAAGACTTTTTATTTGACCCTCCGCCTCTATTATTGCACTTGCATACTTATTTGCCATTTTTTCTTTGTCTTTCTTTATTAATAGACTGCACTTCTTTTATAAGAGTTATCCATTTTGATACTGATGTTTTTTTAGTATCTATTTCATTTCTACTTAATGCTTGTTCAAGTTTTACTTGTTGTTCAACAAGCGATAACTTACTACCCTCATCCTTACTCTCAAAAGATATTCGTTCTGATTCTTTTAACCTTATTTTGTTTTGACTTGCTCTTAATTGTTGAAGTAATCTTTTTATTTCTTCTTTTAATGGTTTTTTTAAATCTAAATTGTATTGCCATTTTCTTAATTGTAATGAATATGCTAACAATAAATCGTCTGACATTTTTCCCATTGAAATTTGACTTAACAAAGTACTAACAACAGAATACCTTGTTTGCAAGTATAACAACTCCTTTATAACCTCATAGTAAAGTATAGCTGTATTGTTTTCTGTTAGTTGCAAATACTCATCATAGAGTTTACCCCAAACTAAATTTACGTCATTGCTAATCTTAATTTTAGTATAACCATCATAACCTAAATACAAGTACGAGAAATCTTTTGTTTCAACAATTTTAAAGAAATTGTAAACAGGAAGCTCATCACAAGATGTATATATTTTTTTCACACTATTAAAAGTTTTAAGGTAAATTAAGAAATAGCGTGAAGTAATTTAGAAGTAATTACTTTTCGAGTAGTAAGGCATCTCGTAAAATGCAACTCGTTAGGTTTCGCTTAATGATACAAATATACAATAAAATAATAAAAAACATTAAAACGATTTTTTATTCTAAGTTGTGTACAATACACCCACTCTTACGTAGAGGGAGAGAACTGAAATAAAGGAATTATGAATTTAGAAGATTACAAATATTCATATAATAGGTATCACAAAATTTATAATCTTGAAATTCTTGAAAATGGAAAATAGAGAAGATTAGTCCTTGATAAGGATGCTTTTAATACATCAATAAGAATAAAGTTTAGAACAAAAGATAACACAAGGAACAATCCTTATAAGCCTTATATAAAATATAGGATTAAATGGGCTTTTATGAATTTTAAGAAATTTGTAAAAATCAATGAACCGAAAATAGGAAAGTTTTTTAAAAATGGTTATTTTGTTGCAATAAGTTATATTGTTTTTTTAATTATCAGCTACCATACAATAAAGAAAGAACTGCTAAACCAGAACCCGAAAGAATACCAAGAATACAAACAATTAGAAAATAAGATAAATGAGAAAGATAAGCTAATAGAATCTCAAAATAAGTTTTTGGACTCTTTATATCAAAATAAAAAATATATTGATTCTTTGAATGTAAATATTGAAAAAAAGAAATAAACCAACTCATAATATAAAACAGTAATATGGAAAACAATCAGTTAATAGAAAATGTATTAGTTCATAATGGTAAAGAAGAACAAATACTAAACTATAATTATTCTCATTTCAGAATTAAGAATTTAGTGAATTGGGTTTTAGGAGAAATACCAAGTGAATTAGTAAATGAAATAAACGAAAAGAATCTACAAGTTTATATAGAAACAGATTTGGAATATTCTAAAGCAAAATTCATTAATTTAGAAACGGATAATAGGGAATTACTTTTGAGATTCCGAAATCTTACTATTGAGTACTGTGAGTAGTCTTTTTACCTTTAATTCATCTTTTTTATCCAAACAACCTATAAGATTTGTTATTTCCAACATCAAAGCAAAATTTTTATGCTCTTCTTGTTTGAAACCATATCTCTCGAACAATTCAAGTATATCCCAAAATTGTATATTAGCATTAAGTTTAGGATTTACATTCATAATCTGAATAGTACTGTACACAACACCGTATATAATAAACAAGGGATATGTTGCTTTTTTAAAATTAATTAATATTTATCTATTTTTTCAATGCCCGAAATGATAAGTTATTTTTTAACCCTTGCTTACCATATACGTAACACGTTGTAAATTTACAAAAAAAAACAATAGAAAATAAAAAACCCACAAGAAAACTACAAACTTGTGGGAAATAACTAATAAAAATTAAAACTATAAATGAAAGTGCTGTAAAGATAGTAAATTAAATTAAACCGATAAACATATCTTCTAAAATGTGTTCGTATAAATTAGGTAATAGTATATTTTCATTTACCCAAGTGTTATTTTCATCTGTCAAATCAAATAATTCTGTTTTATACTCTGATTTTAATATACTTGCTTTAAAATCTTTTGTGAAAATAGTGTAACTATCTTTTGTATAATCTTTAATATCCATTCCATCAAAAGTGTTTCCAGTCCAATTAAAATTGTAGTGTTCTCCATATACTTTAGGTTTGTTAGCACCCTCTTCTCTATATGTTCTTTCTGTGCTAAATTCATAAGTACCTATTCTTTTACCTCTCTTATTTCCACTTCTTTTAACTGGGTGTATAAGGTATTTACCATAAGAATCTAAACCTTTGCCTAATTGAGTGTCTTGAACAATAGATAATATTTCTTCTTTATGCTTTAAAATAATACCTTTAGCAATATCGGGTAATCGCTCTTTGATACTATCAAGTCTATTTATAAAGGGTGTTACTACTGTTTGCATAATTCAAAGATACAAAAAAAGCCATTGAATTAATCAATGGCTTTTATCCCCCTTTCTTTAAATTAATTAACTTATTCCCGAACCTCCATTATTTAGGTTAAAAATTTGTTGAATTTCTGCACCTGTTAATACTCTGTTTTTCCATATACATAACTCGTCAATTATACCGTTAAATACCTCCGAACCATTTTCATCTCTTGCTATCCTAAGAGGTGAATTAGTATATGTTACTCCATTATAAGTACCTACAATACCAGAAGATGCACCATTATCTAATAAATAACCATTATAAGCATTAAGTCCATTTATTGTACCACTTCCATCGTAGGTAAAAACTAAATACGCCCATTGATTTAATGATAAGGTTTCGTCAAAATTTCTTACAATTTTTGACGTACTTAAACCATCACTATAAATAGTTACCCTTGGAACACCTGAGTTTAGAGTAATGTCCCATTCATATTCGCCTGATGTGTCGCTAGACTTCCCTACCAAATATCCAGATGTAGATGATGGATTAACCCAAAGACCAACACTAAAAGAAGTGTCAGATCCACCTTGTTGTATTGAAAAATCTAATGATGTTGCTACTAATGCAGATTGATTTGTAGCTCCATTATTAAATCTTACAGCACTATCAACAAAACCAGTAACACCTAAAGTTGGACTATTTTCATAAGTACCATTCTTCGAACCTAAACTATCGGCTAAAACACTTCCCGATGCCTCATCAAATTGGTAGTAACCTACCGCATCTGTGAGTAAGGTTACGCTAGTTCAAGCTACTACTGCGGTATCTGTATTAGATTGAAACAACTCAGTATCTACTTTTATAACCGATTTATTAGTTGTATTGTTATACAAACCTGCAGTAACCACATCATTAGTTGATACTGCTGCAAAACCTGTTAAAATGTAAGTACCTGGTGTTACTGAATCACCACCTGCTGTTGGATTTACAGTAGCACCACCAACTGTAAATAAGAATTGACTAAAATCAATACCAGTTGCAATATCTCTACCATTTTTCAATCTTGCTTTTACTGTAATAGTAGTAGCTGCATCTGCAATAGGTAAAATTTCTAAAGATACTTGATTAACACCATCTAACATCATTGGACTCCAATCCCAATCACAACCATTTAAAGTGAAAGCATTTTTACTTAACTCATCTCTTTCAATAAATTGGAAAGTTACAGATTGAGAGTTGTTTTCACTATTGTTCTCAAACATATAAGCACCATCTTCAAACATACCTAAAGTAAATCCTTTGATAGTATCTCCACTTGCAGTACCTAATATTGTGTTATTGTTGTCTACTAAACACATATCATAAGCACCGAAACTTCTCAATGAAGCAAGTGCAGATTGAAAAGAAACACCATCTCTGAATTTTGCATCAAAAGAATACAATCCTTTTCTTAATGTAGATATTACACCGCTTTCGTCTGTAAATCTAACATCTTCTTCAATATTAGGTGTAAATTCAACTACATTTTTAATTATTACTAATTTTTTATCAATCTGTAAAGATTGTATATAATCACTACTTGTTGTGATATCTTGTGAAGCATCTAATGTAGTTCCTTTTTTAAACAACCATAAAGAAGTTGTTTTTTTGAAAGCATCATTTTTACCTTTTCTACCCGTGCCTAAAGCATCAGCGTTACAATTAATTAATTGCCCTATTTCTGCTATTGTTGCCATAATTATTTAATATAAAATTTTGATTTAAAATATTTTGCACCTTGTTCTGTTAATGGAATGTTTGTGCCTTTTTTTACTATATTACCACTAAGATCAATATCACGTATCAAAGTATATAACTCTGTTTTGTGTTTTGGTTTAGCTTTTACTTTAGGTTCTTGAATTTCAATTTCCTTTACCTTTTTTTTCCTTACTGCCATATTTAATTGCATTTATCGTTAATGTGATATTCTAATTTAATGTTTACGCAAAATGTATGTAATGGGTTTATATCAGCTTTATTTATTTTATCTGTATTGAACCCTTGAAAGACATTTTTAACTCCTGTTTCTATACCTGTGATATCATATCTTCTATAAGATATTTCCCTCAAAGAATTAAGAACATCTAATCTTGCTAATTCATCTTGTCTACCATCTCCAATAACTTTGTTTAAATTAACCATAAAAACAACTTTAACATTATTTGTAAAAAGATACTCGTCATTTGTTGAACTATTTTCTTCTGTTATAAAAAAAAACTGACCTGACTTTGAATCATTAAAATAAACATCTTTATAATCTTTTTCAGAAATATAATATCTAGGAACTACATCAATTTTATTTGAAGCTCTGTAAACTCTACCATAAGCATCTATATCATCTACCCATTTAACTATGAGTAAATTATATAAGTCAGTTTGAATAGATTTAATTATTGTATCTATTCCAACGGTCGATGTTGTCGTAAAATTCATTTGAAACTTCTCCTTTTGTTATTGTTCTTAGTCTATTTCTTTGACTACCAAAACGTCTTTGAATACTTCTTAACTCAAAATCATATCTAGTGGCTATACCTAAAGTATGTGAGTAATTAGCTCCTCTGATTGCAAACTTATTTGGTGCTTCTCTAAAAATATCATAATTTAATTTACCTACAAAATCTTTTGAATACCTTTCAGTAACATTAAATCTTGTTGTAGTCATCATTAATTCTGAAACAACGATAACCATTCTTAAACTTAGTAAATTATCAAAACCACTACCATACAAATCAAACAATCTGTCGTTAACATTATTTTTTTCAAAAACAGCAGACAATACTTGAAAAGCTACTTGTGTCTTTAAACGTTCTAAATAATCATTAAAATCATCTGTACTTATTTGTAGAATCGGTTGGCAATCTCTTATATTTTCAAGAGTTATTGCACTATGTTCATCTTGGTAAAACCTTCCGCTTTCAGTTAAAAGATTGTCGGCAGAAACGATAAAACCTTCAACAGTTTTATCGTTTCTCCAACCTAACCTTTTAATTAATATGTCCTTTGCCTCTGAAATAGTCATTTACTATGAGTTTGCCTGTACTACTTTGAAAATATGAGTTTCATCAGTTACATCAGTCCAAGAACCCTCTAAAGCATAAGTTAATGCTAATTCATACTCATCAACAACATCTTGTACATTACCACCTGCTCCACTTGTATCTGCAACTTGGTTAATAACGTGTACATCTAAATCAAAACCAAAAGTAGGATCAACCATAGTTGTAAATAAACCTTCATTACTTCCTGCTGAACCGTGTCCTCTTCTGTTCAAAGGCTCATTCCAAGTAGTCATACCAACTAAACCTCTCTCCCAAACATAAGATGTAGATGCTGCACCAATAGTCATTTGTGGCTCTTCATAAATATTAATTCCTGGAATTTGATATGCAGTATTATCTGCGTTCATTGTTCCGTTAGCAGCTAACTTTCTGTACAAAGCAGCAGTTCTTTGGTCTGCAACTAATTCAGTACTCATTCCATTATATTTATTCAACCTTTGAGTTGCTTTAATATAATCAAATAAATCATCTCTTTGTGCTAAAGGATTATCGTATTGGTCGTTTGTTGTTTCGTCAAAAGCCATTAAACCATCAGCACCAACTTTAGAACGATTAGTATTTAACCAAGCAATGTTTGCAGTTGATAAATCTGTGTAAAGAGAAATCAATTTGTTTTTTAATTCGTGAGATAAAATGTCCTCATAAGACAATCTATTCATATCTGCTTGTTTGTAAGATACCTTGAATTTTTGAGTTAATCTCAAATACGTAATATCTTTAACAAAAGAATCTGGAAACGCTGCTGCTGCGTGAGATGCTGATTTTGCACTACCTGATGCAGTATAAACACGTTTGTTTAAATCAACTTTTGTAGGTTGAATATCAGATTGTTTTAATGCGTTTAAGTTTCTAAAAACGTCATTTTCTCCTGCTAACAATGCACGAGTCGCTGAATGTTGATAATCTCTAAACTCTCCCTTATCAATTAGGTTGTTACTTGCTTTTGTAATCGCTGCAAGTCTTTGAGTATCTGTTAAATTTGCCATTTGTAAATATTTTAATTAAATGTTTTACCCTATAATATCAGGGTTTTCTTTCACTACCTCTGCTAAAAGTGAATTATACTCTTTACTACCTATATTGTAACCTTTTTCTTTAGCTAAACCGTTAAATTCATCTAAATTATTTACAATATTAGAACTACCTTGCGAACCCGATTGGCTTCCACCACCTCTACCTGTTGGTGCTTTATCCCAACCTCTTTCAGTTACAAAATTAGAAATTGCATCATCTATTTTAAATGGCTCTGCGGTTGTTGTATTAACAAGTCTTTCGCCATCTTTATAAACACCATCCTCTTTAATCTCGTGTTTCAAAAAGAACAAATCAGTAGCTTCTTTTTTATTAATACCAATACCTTCTGGTAAATTTGGTATTAAAGATTCTGCTTTTAATCTGTTTTTTTCTAAACTAAAACCATTTTTAAGTTGATTGAACTCATTTTCTTTTTCTTGTAAAGTTTGATTTGCAAGATTTAAAGATTTTTCAAGTTCAGTAATTCTATTGTTAGGCTCAATTTTAGCTTCTTCAAGAATTTTTGATTTAAAAGATTCTATAAAGTCATTTGATTTTTTACCTTCAAATTCCAATCCTAAATCTTTTTTCATATTCTTGATTTGAATCTCAAAAGCATCAGTAAAAGCCTTATCCTTTATTTCTTTAGAGAAATTAGATTTAAAACTTTCTTCTTCGTCTTTTGTTCTTACTATAAGATTTGACGTATCTAACGTAAAATCTGTGTCCGACTCGGACTGTAATGCTTGGCTGAAAGCCTCTACATCTGTAACTTTTGCCAACTTGGCTAAACTTTCAATAAGATTTTTATTCATTTTTTATTTAGATTACTTCTTCTAATTTTTTCTTAATAGTTTCTGCTTTGGTAGCGTGATGAGGTTTTTCACCAAATTTTTCTTCATATTGATTTCTTAATTCCTCAATATCTAAATTTGAATCACTACTTTCTAAAACATACCTTACTTTATAGGCATCTTTATTTCTATTCATCCAATAAGCTTGTTCTTCTGTAATTTTAGCATATCCTTGAACTTGCTTTCCTTTTCTATCAACCATTAACGGTTGCCATTTTCCTCTATGAAACTCTTCTTTAAGGTACTTGTATTCCTTCATTTTTATTTATATTTAATTTATTTACGTACTCATTTAATTTATTTCTTAAATCTTCTTCTGATAAAAAGATAATTTCAGCATCAGTTAAAGTTCCTACCCAATTTGAATAATATGCTTTTTTAGCTTTATCTTCATTGCTTATAAATTCCATTTGATTTACTTCAACTACTGATAAAGTAGGAAAAGGCTCAATATCCGATAATTTTTTCCTTTTTGCAAGTCCTATCTCATCATTTTGATATTCCGCTTCAAAATATCTATTACGCATATCTAATTTTGCAATCTGAGATATTTTTTCCCTTGAAGCCTCTACATATTTATCTAAAATATCATCAGGACTTTCTAAAACATATCTACCACCATAAGATACACTACTTTCATATCTTGGGTTTCTTAAAATAACCTTCCCAAAACAATCTAACATAAACTTGTGCATTTTAGCAAAAGTATCTGAAATATCTCTTAATCTATCTTGTACAGGTTGTGCATCTAAAAACCTACCAGTAGCAGTTTCTCTTTTTCCTCCTTGCTCGTAAGTTGTACCCCACATTGCTTGAAACATAGTGTTTCTTGCTTTTTCTATAAGTTCATTATAAAATTTAGCACTTTGTAAATCTGGTTGAACAAAACCTGCAATATTTGGTGCTAACACAGGTTCATCATCCATTGGTGTTTTTAAAACAATTTCATCACTTGGATTAGTTCTTGTTTTCATACCATCTCCACCGCAACTTGAACAAGTTTCAGTTTCGTATTCAGCAGGGTTTTCACCTTCTGCTTCCTTTTTCAAGTAGCTAACAGTTCCCTCACCACCACATTTTGTACAAGCTTGTTCATAACTCCAATATCTTGGGTATAAATGAGCTAACTCGTGAATATTTGTAACACTTACTCTTCTTAAAAAACCATCAGCATCTTCTACAAGGTCTGCAACAATACTTTCAAATATATTTTCGTTAGCATCTTTTTCATCTCCTAATATCAATGCAGGAACAAATCCGAAATAATTATCTAATCTTTTAGAAATATCTTCTTTTATTACTCCGCCATCATTTATGAAAATTCTATCGTATTTTTCATCAATAACTCTGTAATATTTTTTTTCTTTTTCTTTTTGCAAGTAATCATTTCCGTAGCTTAAAAATTTTAACTCCTCTACCTTGCTAAATGATTTTTTATAAGGCTCGAAAATTATAGACTTAACCTTATTTCCTTTGTTTTCATAATAAAGAATTTTATTAGAGTTTATAACGTGAGTTTCTAACATACCCATCTCGTCAATATCTATAAATAAAACTCCATTTGGATCTATGATATATTGTGTTTTTACAACTTTCTTTAAATATTTTTTAATATCTAAACCATCAGCTACATCACTAATTCTATCTTTTATTAAAACTTGTGTTTCTCGTGGTAAATTGTAGTTAATACTACCACCTTTAGCTGTAAATATTTTATCAGTTGGTCTTAGTATAAAAGAAAATAAAGAGCGATTAGATTTTACTAATTTTTCTCTAAGTAATTTCTGAGCATTAGTTTCATAACCATCTAATTCTTCTAAATATTCTACAACACCTTTACCTGTAAGGTGCATATTTAGTTTTTTAGCACGTTTTCTTGCTATTTTAATAGAACGACTTGCTCCTTGCTCTATTAATTTTATAATCTCATTATCTGTTAGTGCCATTTAATTATAAAAAGGTTAATCTTTACGTACAAATGTAGTAAATTTTTATTAAATGTTTTATTTTAAACATTTTGTTTTAAAATAAACTTCTTTTTCTTGAATAAACTAATGTCCTTTTCTCTCTTTTTAAATCAAAAAATACTCGCATCATTATCATATCTCGCCAGTCTGGTGAGCAACCAATATCACTTTTTATATCCGCTTTACTTTTACAATCCAACTTTCTTTGTGGGTCGTGGTCGCCTTTTGCTTGTATTTGAGCAAGTTCAGCAATAATATCTTCTTTGTCTTTGCTTGTTAAGTCAGCAGAAATCCATAAACCTCCTTCGTTTATTTTATCCGCAAGTAGATATAAACATTGTACTTGTAAATTTTTATAATTAGGTGTGTCTTTACTTACTTTTAATGGTTTACCACCATTTTTAAATCCAATACCACCTGTACCATCTGTAACACCACCACCAACACCATCATCATCAATTAAAACACGGTTTTTAGGTACCTTATATCTTCTTCTAAGTGTTAGTATTGCCAATTCTATATCTGTTGTCTTTGACACGTCTAAACTAATAACATCACGCATATCCCAACCACTCCAATAACTAATCCTTGCTTTATCATTACCAAAACGTGCAACATCAGCTATAATATAGCCATTGCCCCCTTGAATATGATTATTACCAAACACTTGCTCAATCATTTCTTGGTCTGCAAGTTGATAAGGGTTATCATCATAATCCCAATTACCCTTAAATAACCTTTCGTAAATTGCTTTATCGTTAGTTGCTTGTTTTCTAAGTGAGTTAATATACTTTTGAGATATAAAAGGATTTTCAGTAACTAAACAACCTAAATATTTTCTTTTAAAATTAGCTTCACTTTTGTTATCTTCTTGCATCTGACCATTCTTATCCTTGTCGTAAAACTTAGTTTTAGTCCAGTTCTTTGCTGGGTTTCCTGTTAAGAAAACAATTCCTTTTAAGTTGTAGGGGTCAACATTCCATCGATTTATCCTTGTTGTTAAAACACTTACTGCTTTTTCGTGTATTTCACCAACCTCTTCAAACCAACCACAAGTATAAAGAGTAGAACCTACATCTTTATATTCAGGGTCAGAAGGCTTATATTTCACTTCAATTAAATTTATTTCACTACCATTAGGGAACTTTATAAAATTTAAAACAGAATTATATTTAAAATCTGTAATACCAAAATGATCACAAACCTCCTCAAAAGTTACCAAAACAGATTCCCTAATGTCTTTTAACTCATTTCTCGCAATGAAATACCTTGTTTTAGGATAAGATAAAGCACTAAAAACAATCCAACACATACCAGTAAACGACTTTGCGCCACCTGCTGCACCACCATAAAGAAATTGGTCGTACTCATTAGCTGTTAATGTTTCAAGTGCTTCTTTTTGCTTTTCGTGTGTAGTTTCTTCTCCTTTTACAAAATTACCCTCATCATTTGCGGAAATGCCATTAACTATAAAATTAAAATCCCTCCTCTTAAAAGATTCAATTCTATAATCAAGCATAAACTTTTTTATCTCATCATCCCCAAATTGCGATATTAAATCTAATGCTTGACATTCATCCATATTTATAATTTATGAAAAATCTGTAACATATTGTTTAAATATATTACAGATTGTTTAATTTTAAACTTTTTGTTTGTTTTCTAACTCTCTAATTGCTCTTTTTAAATAAAGTGCTTTATCTAAAGTTTCTTCGTATGCGTGATTTAACCATCCTTTTAAATC